GTCCGAACTCCCTCTGAGGGGTAGGACAGCCACCAACCACCTAGGACGGCTCAAATGCCCAAACAAGGCACCAACGACTTACGAAGGGGGGAGACTGTGCAACTCCGTATTACTATCGTAATTATTGTCTCATTTACGGCTACGCTGGCGCTCGCCTAATTCGCCAATGGTTTCTGACGACCAACCAAGGGCCAAGAGGAAGGCCACCGCTACCCAAGCCGCCTATCTTCGGAACAGGCGCCGACTGACCAAGCATTGGCGGACCCTTTGGAGGACCAAGCCAGACAGGATGGAGGCCGCCAGAGACAAGGCCACCCTTGCCGCGTCCCTCAAGGTCCAAGAGGCCAACCGATGGCTGCAAGATACAGTCAAGGAATGGCCTGAGACCTTCACGGCCTTCGAGCTGGTCCAACTCGCCAAGCAACTCCCCTACGTCCGCAAGGGACGCAAACGCCGGATGCCTCACGCCTCTCTGGTCAGGCGTCTCCGATCCATGGACCTCATCGCCTTCGACCCGGCGAAAGCCCTCTGGCTCAACCTCTCGCGATTAACTTCTTCCGCTGTATGAGTTTCTCATTACGCCTTGAGTCGTGCAACGCAAGCCAACCGCAAGGCGTAAGCCAATGCCCAAGCCCTCTCGGCCCATCCCGAGCAAGGTGCAGTTGGAACGTCAGCGCCGCTTCAACGCGTATCTCAAACTCTGGCAGAAGATGCAGGACAAGGAAGGGGAAGCAGGTGGCTAAGTTGAACGACATGACCGCCCCGACCAAGGACGCCAAGTCCTTCGACGCGTGGTTCTTCAAGCAACCCAAGAAGGCCCAGGACAAGATGCGGGAGAACGGAGTGCTGCCTTACTCCGAGATGGTGCCGAGCAAGCACGTCTTCGACATCGACCCCAACCATCCGGCATGGGCGACCGAGGACGGGCAGTTGGTACGCACGGAGAGCGAGACCTTCATCTCCCGCGATCATGTCGGCGTCATGCTCAAGGCGTTCATCGATGCCATCGCCGTGTCGAACTCGATGGCCTTCCGTCGTCACGTCGAGCTGGTGCGCTGGGCGTTGTCCCTGCCCGGATGCCTGGACTCCCGCACCATAGGCAAGATGCATCGGCGCACGCACTTCTGGGTGCGATGGCAGGGAAAGAAAATCCGCAAGGCCGTGAACTCGGATGCCTGCGGCCTGTATCCGCACGTCAACGCGAGGAGGGATAAGCACAAGGCCCGATGACCCCCGAATACCCCCCTAAAGGCATCTCTTTTGCACCCCCCCACGTCACGCGTGGCCCGACACCCCGGCTCTTTTTCACAAAAGCCCGGGGCAAAAGAGGCCGGAATAGGCCAGCCCCCCGCGAATGACGCTTGAGCAACTAGCCAACGCCCTCGGCGTAAGCCAAGGACACGTCTCTAAGATGTCGCGTCAAGGGATGCCTCGCACCGACGTCGACGCGGCCCGTGCGTGGCTCGCCGAACGGGCAGCCGGCAGAGGTCGCCGCATGGCTGGCGTCACCATCGCCGCCCTCGACGAGCATTCCCTCGACGACATCATCGCCCAACAACGCGTCCTTGTCTCGTCCGCCCGCGTGGCCTACCGCAACGCCATCGAGTCGGGCGATCCTCAACAGGGGAAACTTCAGACCGCCTACAATCAAGCGCTCAAGACGCTGGTGTCCTTGGAGGAGGAGCAGAAGAAGCGGGCGCTCGCCGACCAGGAGTTCATCTCCAAAGCCGAAGCCTCGACCGCCATCAAGACGCTGATCGGCGAAATCCTCGCCAAGCTCGACGACCTTCCGACCGATGTCGCCGAACGATGCAACAAGGCGAACCCCGCCCAAGCCATCAAGCCTCTGCAGGACTGGGTCCGCAAGACCCGCGAGGACATCTCCGCCAATGACCCTTTCCCCGAAGAGTTTTGAACTGGTGCGGATGGGGCGTGACGCGATGCGTCCGACGACCAGCGGCGACCCGGTCGAATGGCTGGAACGCAACGTCCCCGAGATACCCGACTCGCACCTCAAGGGTCCGTTCCGAAACGAGCGGATGCCTTGGGTCGGTGACGCCGTCCGCTTCATCGTCGACCCCGAGGTTCGGCAGGTGCTGATGCCATGGTGCATTCAGGCCGGCAAGTCCGCAGCCCTTCGTCTCGCGTCGGCTTACTTCATCGTCAACGACCCGGGCAATATGCTCCTTTTGCAGATGAACCAGGACGAGGCCGACGACTTCTTCCTCCGCCAATGTCGTCCCCTCTTCGACGCCATCCCAGAGGTCGCCAAGCGCAAGAAGCCCGACGATATGCCTCGCTCCTCGGTCGGCGACTTCCAGCGGATGATCATCTATTGCCGGTCGGCCCACACGAAGACGAGCCTGCAACGCATCACGACCAAGTACGTCTTCGGTGACGAGTGCTGGCGCTGGCCGAAAGGCCACATGGAGGAAGCGATGGGACGAACCACGCAATTCAGCTGGAACTCCAAGCACGTCTTCGCATCCCAAGGCGGGACGCCCACCGACGACTTCCACCAACTGCTCGAACAGCCGACGACCAACCTCCACGACTGGTGCTTCAACTGCACGACCTGCAACACGCTCCAGCCCTACGACTGGTCTTTCGTCCGCTTCCCTGAGGACGCCAAGGACGGAGACGAATGGGACATGGCAAAGGTCAAGGCCGGCACGACCTACGAGTGCCGATCCTGCAACACCCGCCACACCGACAGCCGAGAGACCCGCTTCGAGCTGAACCTCGGCGGGAAGTTCGTCCCGCGTGAACCCGGCAAGTCCATCGAGCGAGTCGGCCTTCACCTCAACGCCTTGGCAATGATGTCCTGGGGTGAGTTGGGTCGGATGATGCTGGAGGCAAAGCGGGCCTCCGTGATCTACGGCGACGAGGAACCCCGCCGCATCTTCAAGCAGAAGCGACTCGCCCTTGCGTGGTCGGACGACGGCGGCTCGATGGTCACGCCGATTGACTCCTCTGACTACTCCTTGAAGGACGACTGGACGGAGGAAGCCGTCATCACCCCGAAAGCCCAAGTCGTCTCCCGCGAAGGTGCGCCCGCCGGCTCCATCCCGTTCCGCACCTTGGGCATCGACGTCCAACGCGGTCACTTCTGGGCGACCGTCCGCCGTTGGTCGAAGTCGGGCCATAGCCGCCTGATGGCGTTCGAGAAGGTCGAGACTTGGACGGGCCTCGACGACCTCGCCAAGCGAATGGGCGTCCACAAGGCCCTCGTCATGGTGGACTCAGGCGATAACACCCAAGTCGTCTACGCCGAGTGCTGTCGCCGTGGCTGGAAGTGTTCCAAGGGTTCGGGCAACGACGACTTCGCCATCACCTCCTCGGACGGGCGTACGACCCGCCGCTTCTACTCCGACCCCCAAGCCATCGTCGTCCCTGGACAACCGACCCGGGCTTCCTTGGTCGTCTTCTCCGCGATGGCTGCCAAAGACCTCCTGCACGGCCTCCGCACCCGTAAACTCCACACCTACCCCCGAGACGCCTCCGAGGACTACGCCAAGCAGCTGAACTCCGAAGTCCGCGTGAAGGACAAGCGCACGGGGAAGCCCATGTGGATTTTACCCCAAGGCGTGAACGACAACCACGCCCTCGACTGCGAAGTCCTCGCCATGCTCGTCGCCGTCCGCTGGGGTGTCGTCGGTCGGGAGGCCACGGCAACCGCCGAGGATGCACCCAATGGTTGACCTTTTCCGTAAACCCACAAAGTTCATAGCAAGCGTGCCGGGGGTTTGTGGGAACCCTCAATGGCTTGGAGGTTCGGATCGTTGGCCCTCGGCACGCCCCCTTTGCTTCCAATCCGAGCAAGTTTAACATGGCTTCCGGCATTTTCATCGGCCTCGAGGAGTGCGAACTGCTCGCCATCCGCTCCAAGGCTGTCGCCCTCATCACCGAAGGTAAGACCTTGATGTCGTACTCCGACAGCGGCTCGTCCGCGTCCAAGCAGTTCGCCATGCCTCCGAAGGAGATGTTGGCTGAGGCAAGCTTCGCCCTCTACCAACTCGACCCCCAGCAGTACGCCGCCCTCCGTCGCACGACCGTCATCGATGTGCGCTGGGATAACCGAATGATTTAATCCATGCCCGCCCCCAAGAAGCCCAAGAAGCCCATCGCGAAGAAGCCCACGACCCCCGTCGGTCAGGGCGGTACGCCTAAGGCCAACGCCTGGTCGACGAACTGGCAGAACGCCGGCCCGTCCTTTGCCCGCCGTGCATGGTACGGCTCCAATCCGCAGGACGCCCGCCGCGACGTCAACCCGTCAGACCGCTTGGCCCTGATCCAGAAGGCACGCTACGCCGAGAAGAATTATCCGGCGATGGTGCAGTTCATCAACGACATGGTCATGTATGTCGTCGGTGACGGCATGATGCCCACCTCCCACGCCTCCGACCCTGCGAAGGCCCGCCTCTACGAGGAGTACTACCACCGAGAAACCCGCCGTGCCGACATCACGGGTCGCTTCACGGGCGAGCAACTGCAACGCATCATCGTCCACACTTGGGCGGTCGACGGCGAAATCTTCGCCCTCAAAGTCCGTGACTCGCAGAACCGAGCGAAGACCCAACTCATCGAAGGCCACCGCGTCATCTCCCCGACCGACCCCGCCCAACTGACCAAGGACAC